TGTTATAGCCAACGGGAAGCCAGTAGCCTTAGCGTGCTCGTTCCAGTCGTGCCGATATTGCTCCCAGTTTGAACTCATGTTAGTTCCTCCGTTCTTTATGTAACTCATTGAACATGACAATCTCAGCCTTGAACGTATCAGCCTTATTGAGCGCAAAATCGACATGGACAGCCCCGCAGACCAGACAAACGAGCGGAACGAGAGCACGAACGTACCAGGCCAGCGCGTCCTCGTGGAATGTTATGCAGGGCGTTGTCTCAGCTCTCACAAGCGGTGACCTACAAGACCAGCAGATCCCGCCGTAGTTAGCAAAGCCAGAAATCCCGCTCATTTCAATATTCCCATCCAGATCTCGCTTATCTTCTCGAAGGTGCGCTCCAGGGCAGCCTCGTGGCCAGCCTCGCCCAGGCACTGGCGCAGCTGCTCATCTTTTACCAGCATAGAAAGCAGGTCGTACCAGTTCTGCTCATTGTTGGCATACTTCCCGCCAGCTGGCCAGTTTCTATAAGGCTCTACTAGGCTCGCTGCCCATGGAATGCCCCGCGCTCCAGCGTCTACCAGTTTTATATCGCTCTTGGCTCTGGTGAAGTTCGTGTCTAGGAGCGGGACACACAAAATATCCATGAAGCAAAGCATGAATGGGTAATCGTCGTAAGGCAGCCCGGGTATAAACATCTTTTTACTCTCAGGCAGCTTTACCAGGCGCTTATAAACCCAGTCGTCACCACCAATGACAATTTTGACGTCTTTGTTTTCACTGGCAACGCGAGCCATAGCTGGAAGGCACAGCTTGACGTCTTCCCGATGCGTGCTTGTCCCGGCAAAGCCGATGTTGACCGTCTGGCGCCAGTTAGTCATCCACCACCTGGGGTTGCCGTCATCCCAGCCGTTCGGCACAAGTACGATATTCTTGTTCATCTCAGCCAAGCGCCGCCCCAGCTCGAGGCTGGCCACCGTCACAACGTCAGCCTCATGAATGGCGCCTGTCCAATGGCTTAGCGGCTGCGGGCTGGCATAGGTCTGCCAGTTCGGGTGGTCTTTCGGGATGGCTGAATAGTCGTCGTCAATGTCCACCACTGTTCGGATCCCGAATGCACGGCAGGCGTCAAAGGCGTCGTGCATGTCCATGATCGGGCGCTGGAAGATCACGGTCTTGTAGGACTTTGGGTCCACCTGGGGCATCTGGTCATAGCTGATTACTGCCGACTGCAAACCTCGCCGCGTCAGTTCCTTGTGCGCGGACACCATTCTCACAGGTGATACGACGGAACCATCCACAACGAACAAAACATCAGGCATTGGGTTTTCTCTTTGGATCTGGCAACCCATTTGCGCGTGAGTAGGACAGCGCAGGCCCGAAGCCGTTGGACTGCATGATCCTCTTTAGTTTGTTCCGCTCACAAGTCTTGTGCGCCCGATAGGCAGCACACTTATTCTTGTTGCGACCGTACTTCTTTTCACCGCCATGTTTCATGTGCTGTTTTGCCATGGCTATAGCCTTGATACCTTGACCAAGATGTACAGCAGCACAATGCCCATGCCAACCACGATGCCCACCGCCAGACCAACGAAAAACCAGAGTACGCTCATATCACCCCATCCTCACAGGTGCGCCCCAGTTGCCCTTCGGCAGGCCAGCGAAGGGGTCGTTTGGCGACTCTATCTTTTCTTCTTTCTTCTTGGTGGCATTGATCCAGTCATTGGCCTGCTTACTACCCTTAACTCCCATCCATGCCAGAGCCAGCATTGAAAGGCAGTCGGGCAGGTGACCACTGCCATAGACATCATCGACAGAGGCGTACAAAAGCTCTTTGACAAGATAGTTGATATAAGGCGCTTCGAGCTCGCCATGCTCAATGCCACTGATACACTCGCTGAGCATGTCAGAGCGCGCCCGACCCACCATGATGATCCCCTCTGAGTAGGTAGCCAGGTAGCCGTTGACCACGTCGCCCAGGCCTGTCCCATCATTTCGAGAGATAGCGCCGTAGCGCCGGTTGACAAAGTCCAGCCGCTCGACCATCTGCGGCCAGGGTAGGCGGCCTGTACGCTCAAAAGTTACCAAGCGGAGCGGTCTCACATCAGTCCGCAATGTGCCGATGATGGTCCAGTCCTGCTTGCGCGCCCAGTCCGCGCCGGTGGCGTAAGTAGCTCCTTCCACGGGCGGCTCAATCTCGATGTACTCACCCGACCGACCCTCAAACTCCCCAAGCGAGCGCTTGAACGTTGCTTGGACCTTATCTGCCATGATCGCCCGGCTTTCGGGCGAAGGCTCTTGCAGGTCATACTCGACCGACCACATAGCTGCGGTGACTTCTTGCCGCTTGCGCTCAATCTCATCTTCGGCAAGCCAGCCAGTAGGCGGCGCGCTGGTCTCCTTCCAGCACCATTCATACACCGGCCAGCCCCTGGCGGCGGCGCGCTTCAGGATTTCTGTCATCGTGCCGTTGGCATATTGGTGCGTGGAGCTCATTACCACCTGAGTCTCAATTTGGGTCTTGCCCTTCATGGGCTGGCCCATAGCAGCATCAAGGATGGTCAGATCCATTTCGTCAATCTCATCCAGGCGCAGGCGCTGGGGGTGTGGGCCGCGCACGCTGGTTTGAGAAGCCATCAACGCCCGGATAGCGTTGCCCCAGGTCAGCCGGGTTTCTTGTTTGCCAGGATCACTCTTCAACAAATAGATCGGTGCGTCCCGGTAAGCCCACAATCCCGTGGAGTGCTCTAGAACGCTCTCGCTCTGTTTACCAGACCCACCCAGGATATTAACATTGGCTTTCAGTGTGGCTGCCTCGGTCAAACTCAGCAATGCCAGGGTATAAGACTTGCCTCCAAAGCCGCGAGAAGCCTTCCACACGCTGACGGGCGAGCGCGCAAAATAGGCGTCGCAAAAAGCCCGCCATGGCGTGGTATGGATCGGACAGACCTGCACATCTGGCAAGACCACGCCAAACGCAAGACGGATAAAATCTTTCAGGTCTTCATCTGTTTTGATTGGAATACTGAAATCGTGCCGCTCATCAATCGCCATGCTTGATCACCGTGATAACGGATGGGTTATAGGGCTTCTCGCCGCTGGGGTCAGTCAGGGCTACTTTATTCACCAATAAGTTACGAATTTTAGCCAGGGTTTGCAGCGCAGTTTGTTTATTGTAAATTTCGATTCCCAAGCCTTCCTTGGGAGAATCTGAAAACTTGTGCAGTAAGTGGGAATAGCGCGGATCAACTAACTTGTCGGTATCCAAAGCAACGTGGCGTACCCAATAACTAACGCGCTTGACTGGATTTTTAGGATCAGTGGCATCTTCAACTTCTCGCGCGTCAATAATGTCATACGTTGGCAGCGGGTGAAAAGTCCACTCCTCGACTATTTTAAAAAACACACCCAAGTCGCCGCGCGCCTGCGTGGTCAATCCCACCAAGATCTCATTAGCGCCCATTGCGAGTTCATCAACACGGCGCTTGATCTCATCCTGGATGTCAACAATTGTCAACAATCGCGAGCCTATTTGCCTAGCGGTTTTTTCTGAATACCCAACGCGCCGCGCTGCTTCAGTTGCATTCCAGCATTTCAAATATTCCTCTACCCAGGCTTGGCGCTTTCGTGTAAGAGGGTTTCGCTTCTTAGGTATTAACTCCGGAGGAGAGGTAGGATTGTCTTCCGTTTTTGGCTCAATCGGGTCTATCATGGGCATTCCTTTGCCCGAATTAGTGGGGAGAGCGGCTTGCGGACCGCTCTCTATGGTCGACAAGGCGGTTAAAGCGAAACGGCCAGACCGGTTAATTTTGTCTGGCCGCAAGAGTAAACCGCTAAATTAGAGTATAAGCCCTTTTACGGGCGTGTCAAGTAATACAAGCATGACTGGTGTACTACCAGGAGGCAAAATCGTGGTAGAATAGATAATACTAAGGAGATAGACAATTTGTTTGCAAAAAAGACTAGGAGACAAAATGAGCACTAAAAAGGATCAGCTGGAAATAAAGATCGACATTACCGACTGGCAAGAGGAAGCCCAACTCAGGGAGACCATCATCGAGAAAGAGAAGGATATTATTGACCTCATACGAAACGGTCGGAATATGCCGGAAGTGGCAAGGGCAACTGTTGTATGCCGGGAGAAAGGCATTGCGCCTGGTG